ACCATGGAATCAAACGTTCCTCAAGAGAACTATCCGTTTCATGTCGTCCCAAAATTTGATATGGAGATATCAATTTGCAATCGGGTTCCCCAATGTTAACTGCGGGTAAGGCTTCAATCTGACTGATAATGACCGTATCATTCGACAGAATGATGCATTGAATTTCACTTTCCATTGATTCCATAAATCTTCTCAATTCTATCTTCGTAGGACTCTAACACTTCTTTCTTGGGCTCCATGATTGACACCACAAATCCTGGTTCAATAGAAATTTTTCTATCAGAAGACAATGGTTGCCACTCACTAAAAGCGACATTGTATCTAGGTGAGTCATCTTCATCCATGTCCGATACAGATTCTTCGGTGAGAAGTACTGGTTCTTCAATGCGTTCAACCAACTCAACAAAGAAAGGATGATCAAGAACAGTGAAGATTACTTTGTCTCCGTCAACCGCCTGTTTTACATCTGCGATAACAGTTTCGCCAGATTGCATCAATACGAGTTTTACAGCCATATCATTTAAAAATCAATTACATTCTACCACTAAAAGTAGAGTCTAGCAAGTCCCTCATATGGAACATAGAAATGACCTTGGAAAGTTATTCTATATTCATTTTTGCCCAGAGAAAATTTTCCTATCCTATGCGGAAGTATTCCATTCCAAAAATAGATAGATCCAGGATCATATTCAACCTTCTCACTATGTTTCCAAAGATCATCATCAATACAGATGTCAAGAAAAGCAGGAGTCTTTGGAGACTCTATTACAGAAACAAATGAGACTATCTTTCCTGGACTCAGATCTGGATAATAATCCAAGATGCCCATGTCCGTATGAACATTCCATTCAGGCATATTCAGTTCTTCTCCACCAAATACATGAAATGCTGGAAGAGTTAGATTGTAGTCAAACTCAACTACAAGTCCGAATTCTCTGTTTATTATATAAAAAAGATGTCGATATAACCAGTCAAATCTTGCCCTGAGTTTTCCTTGCAAGACTCTATCTATCTCATGTGTTACTGGTCCAGTATCTTTAGTGTGAATCAGATAGATGGCATCTCCCAATATATGTTGAATTTTTTGGGTATCATTTGGAGTAAAATTTTTCCACCTATCATATTCAGTAAAGTTTTTCCAATACTTGCGTAGAGAATGAACTTCATTCTTAATAAAATTAACTTGAGAATTTGTTAAAAAGTTATCAACCTTTCTCACTAAAGATTCTTGCATCTATCCACCTAGCGTTGGATCATCTATTGGTATATACTTATGCATAAAGGATGATATCGATTCAGCATCTTGGTCAGATTGTTCCTGTTCTCTATGTTTTCTCCACATCTCAGCAACCATATCTACTTTAGGTGGTGCCTGATATGGTGGTGATGGTTGTGATTGCCACTTATCAATTGCTTCCTGTGTAGGCACAGTAATTCTGAAGGGATAATCTTCCTCCTCAAACTCCGTATTCATATCAATATATGTTTGAGGAGTAATCTTAATCTTCTTTGGTTGGTGCATCTTTTGGTACTGATTAGCACCTAAGTTGTCTAGAAAATCATTCATTGAACTGCCAAGGGTTGTAATCGGTCAAGAATCTGACGATAGGCAGGAACGATATCACCTTCGTCTTTTCGGAATAAATCTTTATCAAATCTTTCGTTACTACCAATCTTCCATAGTCTCATACTATCAGGACTGATTTCATCTGCAAGATACAAATCACCGTGAGCATCATAACCATACTCAACTTTAAAATCTACAAGATCGATGCCCATGATGTAAAACATCTGACGAAGATAATCATTGATCCGTAGTGTCATCTCAATAAAAGGTTCAGGATCATATCCCATTAATTTTACACGATCAGGTGTAAGCAAAGGATCATGTTTACTATCATCCTTTAAGAAAAACTCAACAATAGGGTGTGGTAGTGGAGCACCTTCTACTAAAGTTGTTTCTCTTACAATAGATCCAGCAGCACGATTCCTACAAACAACTTCTAGTGGAACAATATCTACCTTCTTACAAATCATTTTATTAGCACCAACCATATTAATATAATGAGTTGGAATAAGTTCTTTGGAAAGTTTTTCAAAAATAATAGATGAGATACTACAGCAGAGGGATCCTTTTCCTAAAGGATGATCAACCATCTCACCGTTACCAGCTGTTACCTTATCGTGATACTCAATAATAACACGATCAGCATCGTCACCTTGATATACTGTTTTTACTTTTCCTTCTACAATTACTTTCATAATGTTCTATTCAATCTAGTTTCTGCTTGGTCTGGGAAATCTCTAGGTCTACTGTCAGTTGCATTGTCAGTCTTAGGAGATCCTTCATTTGCCTTCATAGTATGCTGATAGTTAGGTCGTGGATATCTCATATAGAATGGATCAGGCATCCAGTATGTTACCTGCCATTCTTGGTCAGGACATAACTCAAGATGTTTCTCTACGCTATGAGAGAAACTACCGAGTTGAATATATCCATCATGAGTGATACATCTGCCATTGCCAGCATCAACCAAGAACATCATCTTACTACTCATAGCACTTCTTGTTCTGGGTTAAGATTTTTCACGAATTGCACAGGATCTTTTTCAGACTTGTGAACCCAATGATACTGCATACGTTGAAAAATAGGGTTCCATGTTTGCACACAGACATAATCAGTCACGTTGTCTCCAGTCATCGGGTTTATCTCTCATGAACCAGTCTTTGATATCGTCAGCACTACTAAACCCCGTTTTATGATTGGATGGATCGGGGTCTCCTAAACCCATCCTATTCAGAAAATCGTCAGTACTACCTTCCTCAATATCTTGTGCTGCTTGTCTCCTTGCCTTTTGCAACCAGTCCCTAGCAAGTGTGTGAGACTTTGCTAGTTTCTGTGCCCACACCATGTCATCTAATTTAACTTCCTCCTTGTTTGCAATCTTCTTACAGATAAATTCGAGTCGTAGTCTGTATTGAGTAGATAGCATGTCAGTCTCTAAAATCTAGTTTGAGTTCCAAATCTTCAAGTCGATGATACTCAGCATGTGCTTTCTCTTGACGATCGCACACAATGCCAAGAATATCATTCATTATTGTGTCGTTGTCAGCATAGTCATCGATATACTTGTAGATCGCTTCCTTCAAGTATCGATATCTATGCCACTCTGGACTATAAGGTTTGTAGTTCATAATGAAAAGTCATACACCAATATTTAGAGACAAAAAAAGGGGGGTGTGTCTGACTGTGACCAGACTCCCCCTTGCGGCGACGATATTCCTAAGTATTTAGAACCATACTTTTCTAAGATGGTGGTCAGGGACAACCTTACCTAGTTCAACCGTCAATAGCCCATCCTCAAAGACAACCGAGCGAATCTCTGTATCGTCAGAGATAGTCCAACTACGGACGAATGATCTTTGAGCAATGCCTCGATGGGCATAGGTATCTTGAGACTCATCTTCTTTCTTTCCTTCAATGAAGAGTTTCCCAAATTCTGTGAAGACATTTACCTCTTCCTTTTTAAATCCTGCAAGTGCAATTTCAAGCCTAAACTCTACATTGTTTACTTGGACAAGATTGAATGGAGGGTAATTGCTAACCGATTCATTGAGAGTAAAGATACGATCAAAATAATCGTCCATCCCAATGGCATTACGAGTGATTCGATCAAACAACTGAGGAAGATCAGACGCTTGATATCTTTGTAGGTTTCCACCCATGATAGTAGCTCCTTAAAAAGCGAGTTTGTGTTGTGAGGACCCCGAAGGCATCCATCACTATTTAGATATTATACCATAAAAAAAGGAGGGTGGTAAACCCCCCAAGAATTATACGGTTTCCACCTTTTTCTTTTTACCAATATTATACTTTGTCTCTAGTGTCCAGTCATTTTTATCTTTATAAGATAAGACCTTGATTTGATTTAGAGGAGCAACATCAGTAGTATCGTCAGGCTTGACAATATTGATAAGTCCCCAATCACTCAAGAGATTAATGATGCGATTACGCCTTTGCACATCATTAATAGTAAGGTTAGCATGTTTACCATCCAAGGCAAACAGTTCCTTAAAGTGGACAATATAATATCTACCCTGTTTATGAAGAATGTGACAGGATTGATAGATCTTTTTTTCTTTGCGAGAAGCTACACCGATTCTTGTTAGAGTTTCACGAACCTTTAGAAAATCATCAGGTTCATTTAGTGTCACTTCTACCATCTGATCGGCAGACCAGTTAACTTCAGGCTCTGCAAATGCAGTCATTTTGTACCTCCAACGTCAAGTCGTTCTCTAATGTAGTCCAGTTGTTTCGTATTTAGAATCGTCAAAGCTTGCATTGCTTTTTCATTACTATAACCATAGTATTGTTTTACAAGATCAAGATCTTTAA